CTAAAGAGTGAATGTGGGTTCGATTCCTGCTAGCCGGGCCAAATCGCTCCTGTAGTAAAATGGTATTACACTATCTTGGTAAGATAGAATTCCAAGTTCAATTCTTGGCTGGAGCACCACTTGACAATTGAACAGAATGAATATATAATAGCAGTATGTATAAAGTAGAATGGAAAGACACAGCGGGTAGAGGCTGTGAGGAAGAAGTAAAAGATCTATCGGAAGCAATGGCTTTCGCAAAGGAATTAGGAATACTGGTTACTATAAATGGTGGCGGTATAGAACTAGTTGGAGTTTTTGGTTCTGATGGGATTGAAAACGGACGACTGCCAAATGGAGACCCTTATACTTGGTATAAAAGAAGATATGTCAAAAAATGATTTAATCGAAGTCACTGGTGTTGTAGAAGAAGTTCTACCTGGTAGTATGTTTAGAGTAAAATTAGATGGAATGAATTCTATTATTACTTGTTACACTGGCGGAAAACTCAAACAACATAAAATTAAAATTATCCTAGGTGATAAGGTTAAAGTTGAGATGAGTGCATATGATCTAACCAAGGGTCGCGTAACATATCGTTTGTAAAGGAGTTCTTATGAACCCGTGGATTCAAAACGTATCGCTCAGCGATGTTAAAAAAGGTCATCACATCGATGCAGGCATTAACAGTATGCTGATTCAGATCGTTGACCCTGCTATGGAGTTTCCTACTCCTAGCTATCCGTTCAAGGAAGTGCATCAGTTTGAGTTTCTTGATTTGGAACAAAACGATCACAGCATCGATGAAGATTGGAAGATTCAAGACGCACAGGCAGAACAACTTGTAGCTCTACTGCAACGAGCATTTGAAAATCGTATGAATGTTGTGGTTCATTGTGTAGCGGGTGTTTGCCGATCAGGTGCTGTCTGCGAAGTTGGAGTGATGATGGGTTTTCGTGATACTGAAGCTTTTCGTAGCCCCAACCTCTTAGTCAAGCACAAAATGATGCGTGTATTGGGTTGGACCTATGATGAAAACGAGCCTCACACTATCAACGGTGTGACGCTTCCCTCGGGCATTGTAATTCCTGCCAAGACTATAGACTGGACCAACGACAACGAAAAAGTCTTTACACTGGCAGCAGAACGTCGTGAGCGTAGAGAACGTGAAGGAGATATCTAATGGGTGAAGATTACGATATGACTGTAGATATGCAAGAAGCATTCCAACGATATTTTGACTACGGTTTCGAACCCGGTAGTTTTGGAATGGCTGTGCTCTGCAATGATTTGACTCATGCTGTTCTCTGTGCCGATCATTGGAATAAACAAAGATTGCCAGATACTGTTCGATGGCTAATGGACAAAGCACCGCCGGGCAGTTGGGGCAGTCCCGATGTAGTTAGAGAATGGCTATCAAAAGGTGTGGCTTTTGAGCAACACCAAAAAAGACGAGTAGTTGACATTTTGAGCACACCGTAGTATAATACATACTATGGAATATGTTATCGAAGCTCGAGGTAAAAGGACTAAGAAGTTCATAGAGGCAGTTTTGCCCTCTATGATCGATCAATTAGGACTTAAAAACAGCCGCAAGGTTTTGTTTATCAAAGTTAGCAAATCTGATCTTGCTGACGAAAATGAAGGTCAGACTTGCTACATTCCAGTGGTAGATGGTATTGTGGTTATAATCAAACCTCAGTCATTTGAACGAATGGGCGTGACACTAGCTCACGAAATGGTTCATGTCAAACAAATGGCCAAAGGTATGCTTAAAACTATCAATGGTGTGAGCTATTGGTGTGGTAAGCGTTACAGCCGCAGAACTAAGTATTTGAATATGCCTTGGGAAGTAGAGGCATTTTCAAAACAAGAATTAATTTTCCGTAGATCTATACAATGAAAGGAGAGCACTATGCCTAGCGTATTTTTAGTGAGTGATACGCACTTCGGCCACGCAGGCGTGTGCCGTTTCACTCGAGATGACGGAGTAACAAAGTTAAGGCCGTGGGACGACCCTGCCGAGATGGATGAAGCTATGATCAAGGCTTGGAACGAAAGAGTCAAGCCCACTGACAAAGTTTATCATTTAGGTGATGTTATTATTAATCGTAAGGCCATGGCAACATTAGGTCGTTTAAACGGTGACAAGGTTTTAATCCGTGGTAACCACGATATATTCCGTGACGATGAATATAGACAATACTTCCGTGAGTTACGTGCATACCACGTTATGAACGGAATGATATTAAGTCATATTCCAGTTCACGAAGCATCGTTGGGTCGTTTTGGTGTAAACATACACGGTCACTTACACGCAAATCGTGTAAAAAAGGCTCGTGGTGTAGATGCTAGAACCGGCACTGTATTATACGGTGACGAAATCGATCCACGCTACCATTGTGTTTGCGTAGAACAAACACCTGACTTTGCACCTATTTTGTTTGAAGACGTTATCAAGCGTATCGAAGCAGAAGGTGGAGAAGTAGGGTTTAGGAACGGCAACGGACCTACAATGTGACATTAACTACGCACTTAATAGGGCTCTTCGGAGCCCTATTTTTTTGGCTGGCATAAATATATTGAATAGGATATTTCCAGGAGTTATTACTATGCCCTTACAGATTCGCAGAGGCACTGAAGCTGAAAGAACAGCAATGACGCTGCCGTTAGCCGCAGGTGAATTGTTGTTTGTTACAAATACAGAACGCCTGTATGTTGGAAACGGCTCTACATTAGGTGGGGTGCCAATTACAGGTTATACCAACGAAGATGCACAAGATGCCGTTGGCTCAGCCCTTGTCGCTGGTAATGCAACGAACGGCAATATCACATTTACATATGGTTCTACACAAGATACAGCAAACAGAATTAATGCCGCAGTTAACCTATCAAACTATGTAGGAACTATCGGCGCCACAGCAGTCAATGCCAACCTTGTAGCCAACGATGCTACAGTATTAGTTAACGTATCGACCGGTGCTATTAATTTAAACGGAACAGTAAAGGGACACGTTATTCCCAATGCTACTGAAACTTATGATCTAGGTTCAGCTAGTTACAGATTCCGCGATTTATATCTAAGTGGATCTAGCATCAAGTTAGGTTCAGCTACAATTACATCATCAGGAACAGCAGTTGATTTACCAGCTGGTTCGACAATAGGCGGATCTCCAATTCCAGGTTTTGGTTCTGGACAAAACATTAATGCAAATATTGTCGGCGATGACAGCACTATTTTAGTCAACACTTCAACAAATACAATTCAAGGAACACACGTTGGTGTTCAAAGAGGTAACGTTCAAGCTTCTGACACTAGCGTGATGGTTAATGCTTCCACTAAAGCAGTAGCAGCAGAAACAGTGACCGTTGGACCATATTTAAGTATTGCTGGTTCTAGCGGTATAACAGGTTCGCCTCCTGTAGTTTCTACTACAAATATGGCAACTAATGTAATGATATTCGACGGAGTTGCATTAGACGTTCAAACAAATGCTGGTGTTACTGAGCCAGGAATAAGCGTAACAGGTATCACCACTGGAACTCTTTCAACTTCATTAATTGGTTTGTATGGTTCTAGAGGAACTACCGCTAGCCCAACTACAGTTAATAACGGAGACTTGTTCAGCGGATTTATTTTCGGTGCTCACAACGGAACTGAATACGTTCCCGGTGCAGCTATGTTAGCTCAGTGTATTGGCGTTCCAAATTCATCTAATCCTAGTGTCCCAGGAAGATTCGTTATTACAGTTGCCGATGGAACCAACAACTTATTTACAGTTAACAAACAGGCTACATTTAGCAGTAATGGTGTGTTCGAAGCACCAATCTTTAAACCAGGTGCATATGCTACCGGCAGTTTACCATCTAGTCCAGCAGAAGGATGGATCGTGTTCGATTCAACTACTAAGGAATGGAAGGGTTGGAACGGCACCCTGTGGCAAGTTCTAGGTTAATCTAATTAATCTTATAATCCAAGATGGTGGGTCTATTTCCCACCATTTTTCACCTTGTTTCCATGCAGACGGTTTAGCATGATGATTATTATGCCATCCTTCACCCATAGTAATAATATTAGCTATCCAACTGTTCTTACTTTGGTCTGAAGTATTATATGACCTATAACCTTGTATGTGAGCAATAACATCAAATGCTCCAGCAGAGTGAAAAATTAAAACTGCGGGAACTGCCCAAGCAAAAATTATCAACCACGGGTCTATAAAAGATAGCAATAATACATAAATTAGATTGATGGGCAGATAGTAATTGTGTAAAAATTTTTGATAATTTTCTTTACGAAGATCTTTAGTAGTCATTGAAGATATTTCAACTTTCCCCCAAAACCCCATCCACGATCTTAAAATGCCAATTCTATGAGGACTGTGAGGATCTAATTCAGAGTCCGAATATCTATGATGTTGTCGATGCACAGCTACCCAAGCCAACGGAGATCCCATCACTGTTAGAGATCCGATCAAAGATAATAGCATTTCAACAGGTTTATAAGTTTTAAATGACCTGTGCGAAAGTAACCGATGATATCCTATATTGATTCCTAGAATTCCTAATAAGTAATATAAAAATATAGCCAACGGCCAATATCCAATATTCCAGTAAAAGAGGCCAACAAAAAACAATGCATGAACTGTTATTTGTAACGATCTAACTATTAGGGCGTGTGATATTAAAAGCATCAACTATTTAAAGTCTTTTTAAACTGACACAAAATTTATGCCCGGTAAATACCATATAAGGAGAAAAATATGACCTTACACCAAAAGGTAAAAACTACAATACTTATAGCTCATATATTAGCGTTCACTGGACTGATATTCTATTTCAGTTGGTGGGGTCTGGCTCTAGGTTTAGCAACATGGGTAGTTTTTAACTTTGGAGTTTCGGGAGGGTATCATCGTTTATTTTCCCATAAGCAATTTGAAGCATCTCGTCCTGTTCAGTTAATTTTTCTAATGGCCGGAACCTTAGCCGGTATTGGTAGCTGTATCAGTTGGGTAGGTCAGCATAGACTACATCATGCAAACAGTGATGTGGAGGGAAAAGATCCATATTATTCTCATAATGGTATTGTTAAGTCTTGGGTATTTGGTCCATGGCATGTCAACACTTCTCCGTTAGTCGTAAGAGATTTATTAAGAGATCCTGTTCAGAAATTTTTACACGACAATTATTTTAAAATACAAATTGCTTATTGTATTATATTATTCGCTATTAATCCCATATTAGTATTTTGGATGTGGGCATTTCCTAGTGCTATGACCTTTACTAGTTTACAGGCAGTCGGAGTATTTGGACACATCGTTGGAAATAGAATTTATCACGATGTTCAAGATCACTCTAAAAATTCACACTGGCTATGTATACTTTCATTTGGTGAAAGCTATCAAAACACACATCATTACGATGCCAAGAGACTAGTGCTTGGACCTTGCGACCTTATAGGACACACTATAAACAAGTTTGTCGCAAAATGATTTATGAAGAATTTGAAAACGACACATACCGATGTGTTGTGTTTAATAAAACCACCGAA